CTGGGCGAACCAGATGACCGTCGAATCCGCAACGCCGAGATCCCATGCGGTGTGAACCGGGAGCCGCGGATCGTAGGGAACGGACGTAATCCGCTCCTCGGCATCGTTCATCTCCTTGCCGTAATAAGCTCCCTTGACCGCAGCCTCGAACGAGCATTCGTATTCCTGCGCGAACTCGTCTTCGGTCATCATTCGGCGGGCATCGGCAAGCTCGCTTGGATCAAGCAGCCCGGTCTCGGATGCCTTGAGCATCAACCGCGTCCACTGCGAATCGTCCTCGGCCGCAGTCCACAAGTCGTAGAATGTGTTCTTGCCCTTGGGTGTGCCGATGAAGCAGGCCCAGCCCTTTCGATCCGACAGCGCGGGTCGAATGACCTGTGACCAGATCGCCGGGTTCATGTCCCCGAACTCGTCCAGCACAACGCCGTCGAGATAGATGCCGCGCAGCCGATCCGGATTGTCGGCGCCGTAAATCCTGATCCGCGCGCCGCCCGGTAGCTGGACGTAAAGCTCGCTCTCGTTCGGCTTGGCGCCGGGAATGAACGCGGTGTATTCCTTGAGGTAGTTCCAGGCGATGTCCTTTGCCTGGTTCAACTGCGGGGCGATGTAGGCGAAGCGAGGATTAGACAGCCGGCACTTGGTTGCGCCGATCACCAGCTCGTTGATGTCGGCGACGGTCTTTCCTGCTCGTCTATGGCAGACGCCAATGAACCAGCGCGTGTCCCGCTTGTGAAGCGGCAGGAATTGATCTCTCGGCTCGTATGGGGAAACGAGCTCAACCGTCCTCATTCAGCCCCGTAGCGTTGAGGCCCTTGAACACAATAAGACCGACCGCGTTTCCGCTCGCCTCTAGATCAAGCTTGTCGCCGTAAACTTTCGGCCTCAGCTTGCCAGCCATCCACTTGCGCGTATCAATGCGAAGCCGTGCCCGCTGAACAGCGACACTGTTGCCGCGAACTACGGTCGCGTCTTTTTCCTTCTCGGCTACCAGATCCCCGTTGTCATCATCTGCGATGTCTAGGCTTTCATCGAACAGAGCGTCGGCCTGCAATTCTCTCGCGTGAGCGTATTGTTTGCGGAACTCATCGTTTTGAGCCAGCCAGCGACAAACAGTCGAAGCCGCCGGCATGGTCTCATCATTGCAAATCGAACGAAGGCTTCTGCCCTCGGCCAACTCTTCGCAGATATAGTCCGCCTTCTCTTGGCTGAACTCAGAAGGCCGTGCCATTTGCGTCCCTCGCTTTCAGCTCCCTTTCGGGTGGGCTGTTTCGGGCTTGAAGAAATCGGATATTTGCTCGTCGGTCATCGGAAGCCAGCGCTTCCAGAATTGCCATCGTTTAGGATTGCGCTCGAAGCCCCATGATCTCGCGATCGAGGCGGCGGCTTTGGCCAGCTCAGCCTCAGTCACGCGTCATCCACCAGCACACCGCGGACTCTCCGGCAGTCACGAAGACAGCAACCAGAAATGCGGTCAGGATGAACTCGGCTGCTCGTTTACCAGCGGACATGATCGCCCGTTTCATCATTGGCGTGCATCGGATGCGGCAGAGGTGGTAAGTGCTTGGCCCACAGTCGGCCGATCGTCTCGGTTACGTTCCACTTGCGGCTTAGCTCGGTGTCCCACCATGCCCGGTATTTGACGGGCGGTGAGAACCAGATCATCGCTAGTCTCGCGCTCCTTCAGCCAAGCGAGCGATGATCCTGGGATACCGTGCAAAGCAGCGCTCAATGTTCTCGATGAGCTTAGCCTTGCCCACGGATTTGGAATGCACAACGTCGTCCTGTCGTGGCGCCCTGCTCATCGCCCGTACGGCCTCTTCGGAAATGCCTTGGGGTCGATCTTCAGCAAACCGGCCAACCAGTTCCGCATCTCTTCGCTTACCGGGACGCCGTGAAAGTCGCTGATGCAGTCGCCCCATAGAATTGCGGCTAGCTCTCTCTGCTCACCTGGATTGCGCGCTTCGACCTTGACCGCGAGGCAGCATATCGCCCGTCCAAAATTGTCGATCGCACGCGCAATCTCTCGACCAGCCTCGGCTACTTCATCGAGGCGATCGGTTTCGGACACCGGCTGATACTCCCGGAGAATGCGGACTTTGCGCGCTCTGGTCATGGAATGAATCCGCCGGCGCACCATCGCCTCAACGTGCGACACTGCGCTTCCATAGGGTGTTTTGGGTGGTGGCCGGCGGGCAGCGGCGCCGTGTCTTGGTGTCAGCCGCTGAGAGAATCTGGTGCTAGCTCTCGGACTCGAACCGAGATTTCAACCTTACGAGGGGAGCGTCCTACCCTTAAACGAAGCCAGCGCGATTAGCGCGTGGCTGTCTGTTCGGTGGGCGCAACTCGAAGCATTGCATTATGGTAGCGGGAACGGCCTCGAAAGTCAAGAACTTTTTTAGATCGCATCGTGAACGGATGCGGAACGCTCGAAGCCGTCAGGCGTTCCCTATTCTGAAGGCTCTTTCTTATCGTTGACAAAGAAGCGCTCATCAAATGCTTTGAGGCACGCATCGGCAAACCGTGTGCAATCGTCCTGCTTGCCGTTCATGGTGTTGGCCACGGCGGTCCAAGCTTTCAGCCATACGTCACGGCGCTCGGCTTCCCGCCGCATATGCACCTCGTGCACTGCAATTGCCTTCATCGCGGCGTAGTTCATCCCAAACATTAGGCTGCCCTTCGCTCGTATCTCGCTGGCAAATACCCATCGACCAGTATCGCCAGCCCGCGAATAGCCGCCCTCAGCAGCTCGTGATCGTTCGCATCCGGAAACCTCACCGGCTGCATAAAAGCCGGAACCAGTTTCTTCTTTTCCAGCAATGCATAGGCGATGTGAGAATTGACCCACGGTGCATCATCACGACCATCTGGACGACTCCCAACCACGGGATCTACCAAGAGGCTCAGCAGGGCGCTGCGCTCCAACCCACGCAGTTCCTCGTCAACGCGGTCGAACCTCTCATCTCGTGCGGTGTAGGGCGATTCCCCGCGTGACTTGTCCATCCGCTCATAGGAGCCAGTTTTAAACCCGTGTCCCCTCAGGAGCTTGCAATAATGGTCGCGCCATTCGCGTCCCTTGTCGCGCAAGTCCTGAGCCTCGAATCCATGTCCATCCAGCAATCCAAGCGCATGAAGCTGACCAATGCCGTCACACACGTCCTGGTCGATCGATCCGCCGCGGCCTTCAGGGCCTTTCGTTGGGACAAGCCACGCATAGAGCTCTCTCCGTTGCTGGACACGTTCACAGGGTTCGACGTTGCGCAGGAGGCGGTCGTTCGCATCCCGCGCGCCTGACTTCCTCGGTCGTCCACGTTTGGCCATCGACGCTACTCCCTCAGTCCCAAAGTGTCGGAAGATTGTAGGCGACCCAGCGCAGTGACTTTTGCGCGGCGATTATCAGAGCGTTTTCGGCTTCGATGCTGTCTGCGCCCCAGCGCGTTCCGTAGGCTGCAAACGCGGCCGCGTGCTGGCGAAGCTTTCGCTCCCACTCTTCCGACGACATGCTGGCCGGATAACTGTGGTGGTGTTCCGCCAAGAAGTTCAGGCGTTTCGCCAGCCACTCACACAAAGACGCATCAAGGCTGATGCAGTCGCGTCCGACTGGGGTTCGCCATGTCTTGCGATACTTCCACCACCGCTTAAGCCCGCCGGCCATCACACTCTCCGCTCAACCAGTGGATTAACCGGTGACAACTCAGCATATCGCTCAAGGAATAAGCGCTCGGCTCGGCTCGCCGTCATTGCCGAAAGATCAACCAGCTGCTTCAGATGCTCGTAATCAACCCCGTCGAGGCAATCCCACTGGCTGTGATCTCGCTTCAGGTATTCCTTTTCGAGAGCAAGCATTTGGAGATCGGCCAACTTGACTGGATCGGGTAACGGATATGCAAACCCGAAACGTGCCGCCATCGCACTCTCGATCCTGATTTCGAGCGGCTTGAAAAAGTCGCCGGCCTTGAACTTCAGCGGTGTCGGAAGGTCATTGGTGAACGCTTCCGCTGTATCGTGGAGAAGGGCGGTGAAAGCGTGTTCTGGTGGCACAATCCGGCTTGCGTTGACTGCGTGCTGAGCGACCGAATAAAATTGCGGGATGTGGCCGGCGAAACGACACACCTTGCTCAATGCACCAGCAATGTCCTCAATTCGAACGTCGCTCGCTGCTGGGTTATCATAATCGAACATCGCGCCGGACAGCAGGCGGATTCCGTCTCCCATCATCACGGTCATGGCAGCCGGTCCTCTATGAGTTTTGCATAGCCGATAATGTCGTGCCAATTGTCGCGATAATCAGGGTCGCCGTTCACGATCCGCGCCAACTTCACGCAAATCATCTGGACGGCCGAGCGCTGATCGTGAGCCATTTCTTCCCAGCGTGGGCCGCGCTGTAGGCGAGCCATCAAGTCCTGCTCGATCGCAGCTTGGTCAGCAAAGCGGCCATACCGACCGCCACGCTCCGCTAGGGTCACATCAATCGTCATAGTCTCTCCCGCAGCTTCTCGGCTTCCCGCTGTTCGTCGTAGGTCATGCGGCCCTGCCACTGTCGGCAATCCGCCCGTCTCGCTGCGTAAGAAACCCAACTCGCAGCCCCATGTCGCGCAGCCACTTGGGCATGGCTGAGATTTCCTCTTGGCTCAGCGGCCCTTGCTCGATCTGCGGCCGAAGCGGTGGCAT